GAACATATCTTTGTGCCATCATCTCATCACGCAGAATTTCTTTTAATTCTGATGAGTAGACCTGAGCACGTTGCAGGAACGTAGTGTTAGATGTGGTCATTGCCATGTCTAAGTTCCTTTATTTATGCACCAAACTTTTCACCAAGACGAGATTTGTCCTCAAACATTTGTTGTTGCGTCTTGGAAGAATAGTACAAGTTACGATTGTCTCTACGAAGTTTCTGATAATAATTAAAATCTCTTTCCGTAGAGGATTGCATATTGACACCCTCAGTTCGAACTGACCCAGCAACCATAGGGCTGACAGGACGTTTGTTTTCACCTATAAGAGCAAAGAAAGCGTTGGGTGACTCAGCAGCAATATCACGTAAACGATCTATTGACATACCAAGCTCTTCAGCTTTCCTTTCGATTTGAGCCTTGGCTTCAGTACCAAAACTTCCCTCTAGTTCTTTATCAACAAGTTGTAAGTTACCATTAACTTTGGCTTCTAACTCTCGCTGACCAAGTGTCTTTTCTACAAGGCTCTTCAGGTCTTCCTCACTAAAGTTTGCAGTGGTGTTCTGGTCTCTAGTGCTACTGTTATTATTAGGCACTTCATTAGTCGCTGCAGTAGTTTCAGCGGCCTTGGTCTGAAGCTGATCAAGAACTTCGTTTTTGTATTCCTGTTTCTTCAAGTCTTCCCTCATTTGAGTGAGTTGGTCTTCAAGATTTTTAATGTAACCATCAGCTTCTAATTTGCCTTTAGCTAACACTTCAGGATTTTTCCAGTTCTCTCCCTTAGCCTGTACGAGTTTATCAAGAAAGGACTCCTGTGAAGGGTTCTCCTGTACTTGAGTCTCGTTGTTCTGATCTTCCTGTGTGGTTGCAGTGTTATCAGTAAATACCATAGTTTTATTCCTTATCTAGGTTAATAAGATCGAGCACTTGGGTTAGTGCTCTGTTGTAGCCGATACGATCAGCCATTTTGTGAGACCAAGAAGGGCTGTCATAGTCAGCCGTAGTCGGTCTATCCTCAAGCATAGACTCAAGAATCTCTTCGAGAAGCAGAAGACTTTCTGAGTTGGACATAATCTTTTGTTTGATCTTGTCCTTGTCTTCTTGCGTCTTACATTTTTTAAACCAAGCAGATTTCATTTATTTCTTTTTTGGCTTCTTCTTAGGCTTTGGTTTCTTTTTAGTTGTTCCGTACATATTATAGCCCCTCTTCTATTGCTATTTGTTGTTCTTCTTCGTATTGTACTTCAGCTTCAGTAGTAATACGTTGAGTTTCTAATTGTTCAGAAACTGTAATGTTATCACCAAACAAGGCTGGTTCACCTAGTTCATCTGATAATATTCTAGCAAACTCTTTACCTGACAAGTGAACAGCAACAGTTGGGTCTGCTAATTTTATCTGATAAAGTTGTGTTAAGCTTTGTATTCTCTGTGCTCTTTCAGCAAAGTGCCTAGCACCCATAGGTATAATCTTACCGTTAGCCATGATGTCTTCTTTTGTAATCTCTTCAAAGAAGAACACACCTGAGTCTTCGTTAAGAACTCTGATTGTATCTGCGTAGTCCATGTTACGTCTAGCAGCTTCGATCATTCCATTTAGTATAGGCTCTAAAAATACTCTCTCAAAGTGTGCAGTCTTGTGTTGAAAGATACGTCCTGCTGCAGTCATTAACTGTTGTACTTCAAAGGCTGTCTTCTCACCTGCACTACGGATACCCATAGCTTCTCTTGGGGCACCAGCCATCATTTCCATTTTGTTTTCTAGGTTCTGTATCTGGAAGTCTGCGTTTAGTGCTGTAGCGTCAGGGGCTAAGTATCCTACGTCACCCTCTTCACCCATGTATATTCTAGCTGCTGGCTCAAAGTCGAAGTCCTCTACGTCACCTCTAATCTTAATGATAGGGTAAGCTATCTGATCAAAGACATCAGACTTTAGGTTCTCTAGATGATCTATACGATACTGCATACCAACAAGATTGTCAAGTGGCCCCATAGCATAAAGATTGTCTGGGCGTTCTCTCCAACCTGCATGGTAGATAGGTGACTTACCTAACCAGCTAGGGTTCTGCTCATTGTAGATTACGTATGCTCTATCTACAATAGTTATAACTCTGTTCTTGTGAAAGACCTTAGTGTCAGCATCATAGATGTCACCGTAAAAGGTCATAAGCTCTACAAGATTTGACTCGTAATATTCGTTTAAACTTGTAAAACCATCTGCTGCAAAAGCTTGAGACTTATCTATATCAACATCATTACCGTATACTGCAGCCCTGTTGTTTACCATCTTTTCAAAGATTTTACTTAAGTAATCATTCTCTACAGTCTCTTCAATCTTTCTAGATAACTCACCCATGCTCATCATGCTTCTGACAATCTTAGGGCTTTCACCAAAGCTTGCTGCTAGTGGGTTAAAGCATATGTCAAAAGGACTAATACGAACAAGCTTTGGCCCTACGTAGTTTACTGTTCTTTCACCATCTTCGTATTCAGTGTAGTCTCTATCAAACTCTACCGTAGCAAAACAGTTACCGTACTGAATGTAGTCATTGATTAGTTTACTTGTAGTGTTTACAAAGTCAGACTGTCTTATCTTGTTTTCCATGTAGGCTTGGATAACATCACGCTTGCTCTTTATGTCTGAGGCTGCATCGTTAGCTTCAAACCTAAACCAACGCTTCTGAGGAAACAATGCTGAGAAATAGTTAGCGTGTAAGTTGTCAGCTATTTGTGTTAGCTTTGGAGTAGTCGTACTGTTAGTCCAAGGTAGTTTACTGTTGGACGTAGTGCGAGTATCAGTAGCGTAAATGTAATTACGTAACTCTTTCCACTCTTCAAGTTTTGTTCGTCTTGCGTTGTGCCATTGTGTCCAACGATCTGCAATGTCTTCTGCTAGACCGTGGGGATCAATCATGGTTTGAAGGTCAATAGTTGTTCCAGCCATTAGAAGGAAACTCCACCGAATCTTGAGTTAAACTGTACCACGTTATCTCTACTCCTACGTATTACTCTAGCTGGTTTTACAGCCATATCTATGACTGAAGCTAGTGCGTCTATAACATCATCGTGAGCAGGGTTTCGTGATGACAACTCTTCTTCTAGTATCTGAGTATTGCCACCTCTATAGTGCCATATACCCATGTTGTCATAGCGAGGCTCAAGTATCGAAGCTATACGCTCTTGTTTATTACCTTGGTTTTTATTAGGTCTAAACTCATCAATACTTATAGCTAGTCCGTGTTGCTTGATAAGTTCTTTGAGTTGCTTGACGATTGCCATTTGTGCGACTGTTGTTTCTGCTCTGAGCTTTCTGAATGACCACTTGTTTGACATATGGAGTATGTGTTCGAAGTAATCAGATATTCTGTCAGTCCTGAATCTATCGATGTCCAAGACGTAGACGTTGTTTTCTGCATCAATCCCTACCACAACTATTGCTGTATAGTCAGCACGTTTACTTAAGCTAAAGGCGAAGTCAACAGCAGCAAATACGTTTAGTCTACTATCTTTGTAGAACAGGTAGCCGTTGTCTTCTCTTACATGTTTCCTTTCGAAGTACTGAAACTTATCTGGTGACACAGGTACGTTGTCTGGGTCTGTAGGATCGTTGTAGTACTGTGCTCTAAACTGTCCTTTGTCTAGGTACTGACCACGCTTCTTTGCCAGTATCTTCATGTCAAACCCAAACCACTTACCGTCTTTGCGTTGGGTTCTAGGCCAAAGGAACTCACCTGTGCCATCACCTCGTTCTTCTACAGGTCTCTCAAATATCTCGTAGATACTATCCTCACCTATCTTATCACCTCTTGGATTGTACTGATCCTCTGTCATCTGTAGTAGATCGTTGTATAGATCAGCAGGGTGATACCTAGTTCCTACTACCCACTCTTTCGCTTCAGCACCTTCAATAGACGAGAGAAGAGAGTATTGACTTTTGACTTTATTCCTTCCTTCGCCTGTGTAAGCATTTTCATACACCACGCAGTCATCGAGGACAGCAATGTCACAATGTAAACCTGTAAGCGAAGTAGTGAGTCCACCAGTAAAGATCGAAGGGTCTCTAACATTTTCTTTCTTCCTTAATGGATGGTCTAACATAATCTCTGAGTTAGTCCATCGTGTCCGTTTACCTTCATCAAAGTTTACGTGATCAGGCCAATACCTTCTGTATATCTCTGATGTAAGTATTCCTTTGATAAATCCTAGTTGTTTCTCAGCAAGGTTAGCTGTAGCTGATATGTATAGTATACGCAATGTTGGGTTCTTTGTCAACTCCCAAGCTACTCTAAACGCTATTAATCTTGACTTACCGTGATCCCTAGGAAAGAGTAATAGTTGGTGCGTCTTTGAGTCAGGTCTTATCCACCAGTTACAGACATCTTCATGGGCTTGCCCTAGTACCTGCTCTGGTGCTACTAACCTTATAAATGTTACAAGATCACTTTCAGCAGCAATCCTGATTTGATCTAATGGTGTCATCAATCCGCTGCGGCTGTCTCGTTGCCGTCTTCTTTTTCCCACTCAAGGTAATTTTGGTAGTCTGTATTATCATCGCTAAAAGGTATACAATGTATTGAACCATCTTTATCTGTTTTTTTGACACAGCTAACTGCGCCTCTAGATGTGTCTGGATAAAATTGATATGTAGCCATAGTTATAACTCCGCTGAAAAAGATAAGGTTCCAGTGCTTGTGAAACGAAAACCACCTGACTGACCTGCCGTCATACTAGAAGTACTACCTATTTGTATGCCTAGACTACTAACTGTACCAGTTGGTGCTTCATCAATAGTCAAAGCACTACAATTCCAATCTGCACTATCAGCATTAGCATCAAACTGAGCAGTACCAGTACCAGATATTGTTGGGGCGGCTCTCATTGAACATGGAAAAACAACATCCATTCTTGCTTCAGATGCGCTTGTTGCATAACCACCAATACCAAGTCTATCACTGCTATTTCCATTCATTTGTAAATAATACCTCTGGCAAGACTTAAGCTGGTCACCAAAGCTTCGGTGCTCGAAGTCCGTACTTTTCGACCCAACTTCCATTTGTAAACCAGTAATATAAAAATTATTACTTGTACTATCCATCCAATTAACATTACTAGAAACTGTAAAGTGGTTTCCATTTGAAGACCAACTGTTATCTGTAGCTCCCTGATAAGTAGAACCCATAGCTAAAGTAAAAAATACTTCCATCCCTACAGCATTTGATGCGTTAATACCCCCAGCAGAAGCAGTTAAAAATGAAGTACTTCCAGCAGTAGGAGAAACTGTAATGGTTTTCTTTTCCCAAGTGTTTGCTATGTCAATACTAAAACTTTTATAGTATACATACGCTGTGTTTCCAGCAGGAGATTTATATAGATTAAAAGCATAATTACCAGTTTTGCTAGACTTAACCCAAAAACTAATAGTTATAGTTTTTGCTGCTGATGTTCCATAGCATAGTTGTTGTAAATTTTGAGACTCAACACGTTGAGCAAATTGAGCATACTGACCAGCAGCAATTGAAGTATCTGCTGTTGTTACAACCAGTTTCGTTGAATATGTAAACCCTTGACCACTAGGAACATCAGTAGATTGTTCGGCTGTGTATGCACCGTCAGTGCTTTCCCAAAATTTATACCTATCAACAGTACCGTAAGTACTATTACTTATCGCAGTAGCTGACGTTGCTCTTTGCCAAACTTGCATCCCACCATTAATAATAAGGTTCTTGTTACCAAGCGCACCTTCACTAGCACCAACCGTATCGAGCCTAGCTGTTACACTGGCTAAGTCTGCTATGTCTCTCGCTAAACTCATGTTCTACCTCACGATGGCTTTGTGGGCCAAGTTACGTTATCTAATCCAGTTACCCCATCTTGCGCTGGAGCATCCCTAAGTGCCTGTCGATAGGTCTTCCAAGCGCTTGCTAGAGTTACATCAGAACCAGCCATCCAATCTGTCCCTGCCAAGAGCCTGTCACGCTCTACTCTAAGTAGGCGCATTGGTTCTGCCGCTACAAGAGCATCCTTCTTAGCTTTGACTGCCGACCAAGTTGTACCCCAATCACTGGGCTTATCGCTTTCTATTGCAGAGCCGTTGCTATCTGCGCCTGTCACCTTTCGGTACATCTCAGCAAACTCTTCTTCTGTTGTTGGCTCTCCACGTAACGTCCATTCGTCTACGCCTAGTTCTTGTAGTGCTGTTGCTATATTTGTCATTTTTCCTATCCTATTAAATAACCTAAAAAGTGAGAGTAAGCTGGGCTATTGCTAGAATAAACACCAGTGGTTACGTCATTGGTCTGATAAAAATAAGCTGCCATTTTTTCACCAGCATTAAAATAGTGAGTTGTTGATAATTGCATTGTTCCAAGAGCGCCATCATCTTGAGTTAATGCCATAGTAGAACCACCACTAGCAGGGTCATTTCCTCCAGTATAAAATTCTAATACCTTTACTCCAGCACCATTATGAGTATAAACGCTTGCATAAAAGAAATAGTATCCAGAAATAGGGGCGGTAAAGGTACTTGTAGAAGTATTAAAACAGCCACCTACATCATATGTTTCTGCGTTAAAAGGTATCCTTCTTGTTGCATTATGTACTATATCTACCCAACCAGTGCTTCCAATATAAACTTTAAACGCTGGCCTAGCTGGAGTAAGAACCCTACCACTGCTATCTATCGTTAGCGCACTAGTACCACCAGTGTTCTGTATTGCATCTACTTTTAAGATAGAACTCATTGGGCTATCTCCATTACTGTCATATTTGTAGTAGCGCCTTGATATGACACAACCCATGTAGAACCACTTGATCCTGCATAGCCTCTTAGTTTAATGTCTTTAGACCCACTCCAAGCAGATACTTGTCCTTCACCACTAAATGTATACCTATGGTCATTAAATGTTTCTGGATAACCCATAGTGCCATTCATATTTCCTTGTAGCGTACTATCTAAATAAACTTGTGGTTGAAACCAAGTGCTAGTTCCTGCACCTGTTGTCTTT